TGGTGCCCCCGATACGAGACGAGAATGGCTCAACAGCGCCGTTTGTGAGGTTTCGTGGGGAAATTCTGTGCAGTGATCGCGAGCCGCACTACAGTCGACGCGTCTCATAGGCCGATGAACGGCCACGACTGCCTCTGTCCTGCTGCGGCAGGGACGCGCCATGCCGAGCGGCCCAATGTTCGACACGCTCGAATCCCTTCTCCTTCGATCCAACAACGAAGGACCGCACCTTGTCCGAGCTGACATTCGGGTACCAGATGAGGTGCCACTGGTCGTCGCAGCGCATCTGCACCAGCGACGCGAAGTTTCCCGTGGCGTGAGGCTCCAGGATCCGGAAGAGGTAGAGGTCGTGGGCGGCCGTATACCCGGGCCGTTCCCACTCGATGACGATGCCGGTGCTCATGCCGCTAGCTTACGCCGGTGGCGTCTCACGGCATGAGTTAGGCCGACCCTTCCGAGATCAGTTCGACGGTGAACGTCGTTGTGCTGATGACGGCGTTCGAGGCATTCAGGAACTCCACCTTGAAGGTGTAAGTCGTCTGGCGGGCGGACGTGCCGCTGCCCGGCATCGACAGCGTTATGTTGAGACTCGTTGCCAGCGCCGTGGCCGAGGCCGCGCTGTTGGTCAGGGTATACGAGCCCGTGTCGCCCGAGGCGTTGTTCCACGTACCGGTATAACGCACCTGCGTAGCACCCGAAGGCACGGCGCCGGAGTCCTGGATACCAGCTGCGGGGGATCCGCTGGTTGAGCCGGGGTACGTGACCGAGGTCGCCCACGCGGTCGTAGACGTCAGGTTGAACACAAACTGCACCGAGCCGCTCGCGCCCGAGGCCCAGATACCGGTGCAGACGTACTTCTTACCGTTGATCGGCAGCGACGTTGGCGGCTCGCCGAAGATGGCCGACAGACCGGTGCCGGCCTTGGCCATCCCAATGTTATGACCCAGCGGGTTGCCGTCTGCCAAACGCAGCAGTGCTGTGTTGAGATCGACACCGGCGACCTGGATACCCGTGGCCGGAGCCAGCGTGGCGCTCGCCGGGCCGTAGATATTGGTGATGGGCACGCTTGCAATCATGAGCCCCGTGAAATCAGCCACTACACGCCTCCAAGGCAGCAACGCGGGCCGCCAACTCATCAATGGCGGTACCTGCCCACCAGGCCTGCTCGAGCGCCATGCGCGTCTCGGCGATACCCAGTGCCGCGCGCTCGGTGCCGTCAGGCATGCGAATGGTCTGGCCGGGTTGATCGCGCACATAGAGCGGTTTCGTGCTCTGCATGTGCTGTGCGATCGGCCCTTCGCTATAGGCGCCGTCCGCCTTCCAGTGATACTTCGTCCACGGTGCACCACGGTGCAGCGGCTGCGGTGCGATCTCCTCAATGCCGCTCTTCAAGTCGGCATCCGAGGATGAGGTGTAGAAGTTCACCGTGCCCGTGTTGCTGATCGTGCCGTTGACCTGCAGGTTGGCATTGATCGTTACCTGTGTGCCCGCCTGGTTGACGCTGATCGGGCTGCCGACATAGTTGCCGGTGCTGTTCGTGCAGTTGAGCGCCCAGCCATTCGAGCTCACCGCGAAGTAGAAGCGGTAAGCCAGCGAGTTGCTGTAGCCCATGAAGACGTCCGTCTCCGAGCCCGTGTTGACGAAGCTGCCGCCAAGCGCTTGCACGGAGCCGGCGGTGCTCACGATATTGCCAGGCGCCTGGATGACGCCTGTTGACGTGATAATCGAGCCGGCCGCCGTGATACCGCCATTGGCAACGTTGAAGACACCATTCGCGCCGAAGCCGAAGTAAGCGTAACTACTGCTGGTACCCGTACGCAGCGTGATGTTTCCCGTGCCGGCCGTGGCCTCGTACAAGTAGCCGCCACCAGTGCCTATGTTGACACCGTTGGGGATGGTCGTCGTGCCGTTGAGGTTGGTCGCGCCCGTAACGGTTAGCGACGCCAGCGTGCTTAGTCCCGCGACTCCGAGCGTACCGCCGACAGACACGTTGCCATTCGCGTGCAACGTACCGCCTACCGTCGTGTCGCCGGTGCTCGTCAGATTGGGTGCGCTGACCGCCCCGCCGAAAGCAGCGGCCAACGTAGCACGCGTAATCAGGAGCGCGTTGCCGAGGTACGTGCCAGTGTCGGTGAAAGCCGTGATTGCCCAGTTGGTGCCAGCGTTACTTCCGGACTCAGCGTCGGCCGTGCCACCGAAGCGCCAGCGCGCCACGCTGTTGGTGTCGATGTAGACGTAGCGGTCGTTCGGCGCCGTCGCGTTGAGGATGAACTGACCGCTATTGCTCTGAATGTTGCCGCCAATCGTCGCTGACGTCGCGACGATATTAGCCAGGCCGAGCGAGCCGCCAATGAAGACGAGGCCATTGATCAGCGGGATTGCTTGGGGCGCCGCCGCCGTGCTGTTGGGGTTACCGAGCAGCGTGTTACTCGTCAGGTTGGCCATCTTCGCCAGCGTCACCGCACCCGCCGCGATTGCGCTGGCGGCTGTGACGTTCGTGGATCCATCCGCGCTGACGGACCAGGTCACATCGCCAGTCATCGCGATGGTGCGCGCGTTGGCCCATGCACTGGCGCTCACTGCATTGCCAGCGATGGGAAGGTACACGCCGGCGCCATTGAAGCTCGTCGTGTAGTAGTTCGTCCCGTCAGAAAAGACCTCCTGCGCGCCACCCGCTCCAGCCGAGGTCGACACCGCCGAACCTGTCGCTCCGCCGACTGTGATCGTCTGACCACCGGTGGTGTTGTTGAGGATCTTCCAGCTGGCGCCATTGCGAAGCGGAAGTACGAGCTTGCACGCCGCCGTCAAAGCACCGGTGAGGACCAACAGGCGGACGCCCAGCTGATTCTCCGTCGGCGTCACCGTCGATCCCGACAGCGCGATAGACGTACCGCCGGCGTTGGCGCACATCTCAATCCAGTTGCTGCCAGCGCTCGTGTCGGGATTGGTCGTGTTGTTGTCTGCGAGGTTGATCCAAAGACCCAGCCCGGAAGCCATCTGCAATGATGCGCCCGCGGGGTAGCCACCGATCGCCGTCGAGAACGCGCTGGAATACGGGAAGAGGTAGCCGGCCTGTTCCCAGATCTGCGCGTTGCTCAACGCGTTGAACAGGCCGTTGAAGTCCGCGCCGAACGGCGGGATGCCACCCGACCCGATGGGCTCCATGTTCACGGTGGTGAAACCCGTCGTCCAGCTTGCTGCGCCGGCGGTACCACTGGCGGCCACGGGGATCGTGTTGATCGGGCCGGCGCCACTGCCGGATGCGAAGGCGACAGTGAGCTGGGTCGGTGCGTTGGACTTCTGCATGGCGCGCCTTTATGCGTTGACGATGATGGTCACGCCCACGCCAGCCGGGCGTGGCATGAGCGAAGACTGTTCGAGGATGGCCGCTTCCCAGGACTGGAGGGCGAAGTTGAATACGTACTCGATCTGCATGAGCGAAAGCTCGAGCACGTAGCAGGACCCGCGCGTCGTACCCTGCCCGTTGAACATGAAGTTCAGTAGGGAGTTCATCGATTGCGCGGTGTAACTGGCGATGTTCGCCAGCGCTTTGGTCAGAATGAGGATGCGGTAGGCATCGTCTGTTAGGGTGTAGAGCGTGCCTGCCTGGGGTCCGGCATAGAACGGCTCTTGGTTGAACGGATAGAAGCTGGGCGAACCTTCCTTGAAGCCAAGGTATTTGTTCGACGCAGGGATGTTGATCGTGCGAGGCACGTTGACGATGCGGCCCCAGATGTCGAGTCCGAAGCCCACCGCCGTATAGACATTCCACACATTGCCGTAGAAGGACGCCAGGTCCGCGCTGGGATCCACCGCCGCGTTGGCCGCCTGCATTAGCGCCGTCAGAATCGGCGATTGCGCATACTGTGCAAGGAAGGTGGCAGAAGCATCCACCGCACCGGCGCCGGTGATCATACCAACGTCACCGTGATGCTCGAAGCGCTCAACGTCGGAAGTTGGTCGATACCAAGGGCTAGCGATGTACCCGTCGGATTGGCTGCCGTTCCGATGCCAATCGACAACAGATTGACGCCCTCACCGATCGCGGAGATGCCCGCGAAATACCGGCCCGCGTAGAGGGTCGAGCCAATGCGCGCACGCGACCCACCATCCTGACCATTGAACGCCGATAGGATGGCGTTTTGAACCAGCGCCGTAATGTTCGCCGGGACGTTGGCGTTGTTCGCAATAGAGACCGCGAAGTACACCGGTACCGAGGTGGGCGTGTTCCATTTAACGGTGTAGCTCGGGTAAGGCGTGATACCCGCAGATGCGTCGGTGTAAGTGTAAGTCGTGTTCCCGTTATAGGCGCAACCCAGCGACTTCTTGCTCCAGATGGCCTTGGCCACAGCTGCCTGCGCGCCTCCGGCGACGGCCACATAGATCGAGTTAGCGCCCATCGGATAGTTGGTGGCGCCGACGTTCACCGTCCCCGCAGTCGAGTTGTCGATGACATAGGCATCCAGCACGTTGGGGACCGCCAGAACAGCGGCCAGTACGGACTGGATCGAGTTGAGTGCGTTGACCGCGACGGAGTTCTGCCGGCGGAATTCGAAGTCGACCGCGCTTTCCTCGTTCGTGCCCGGTACGCCCGCAGTAGTGTTCGTGATCGACTCCCAGCCGGTGATGGCCTTGTAGATCACGCTCAGCGAACCGATTGGACACGCGATCGGACCCGTCTTCAGGCACTGGAACTGGACCACCACGCTGCCGCTTGAGCTGATCGTTGCCGGCGCCAGTGACTGGTACTGGTTGCCAGCCGAGTCCTGCGCAATCGATCCTGCCGGAATCACGGTTCCCGTCAAACCGCTGCAAGTTGCCGACACCAGGGTTCCGGAGGCGGCGATGCGCTTCATGAAGTAGATCGCCCCAATCGCATCCTGCCAGACACCCTGGGCGTTGGCCGGATCCACCTGACTCGCGATGCTTGCAATCTGCGAGTTCTTGTCGCTAATCACCGCAGCCAAAGATTGTGCCAACTGGCCTTGCGGAGCCGTCAACGACGTCGACATGTTGCCACCAAAGGCGGCCTGCTGATCGGACTGCACGCCGGCAAGGATGGCCGTGTCGGTGGGCAGCACGAGGCCATTCGCCGTCCACTGGATGGCGGGTACTGAAGTTCCGTTCATCTTAGAAACTCACGACAAGAGGTTGCGTCGAGCTAGTGCTGACGACGATAACGGTGCCTGTGAGCACACGCTGCTGGTTGAGCACGAGACGGATGACGGTGACGGACGTGACAGTGGCCACGGTCAGAGCGGCATCCGTGACCAACGAGGTGATCAAGGACGCGGGAGGCCTTTGTCCGAGGATAGAACCGAAGTACGGCAGACCTAGCGTCACGTCGTACCAACACTCGCCGAGGAAGGTTCGAATGGCGCATGCCACGTCCTGGGCAATGCTGTAGTCCTCTTCCACGAGCGACAGATTGCCATTGCTGTCCAGCTCGATATCCCATGAGCCAGTGTTGAGCGGTATCGATTGGGGCATGGCTCAGCCTGTCGGCTTCTGCGAGGTGACGGTGGCCGAGCCGGCCTGAACACCGGAAACTGGGTGCGTATGTTGCGTGACGGTATGGCCGTTGAACGTGCCCTCGCCTTGAAACGTAGCCGTGCTGTCGCCCGTCACCGGGCCTGACATAGCGATGCCGGAGCTGTTGATCGTGATCGAGTGGCCACCGAAGCTCAGCACGAGACCCGAGCCGTTCATCACCAGGCGCGCTGCGTTGGTACCGGTTCCGATCTGAGCCTTGATTGCCGTCGGCGAGTTCAGCGTCACGCCGTTGGTGGGGTCGAACTGTAGATATTGAGTGGGCGTGCCGTTGAGCGTGGCCCCGACATAGAAGCCATCCGCCAGGCTGAAGCGACGATTTGAACCAGGCGGTGACAATTTGCCAGCCGCAACGGCCGCCGAGACGTCGCGGTCCGCAAAGCAGACCAGGCCAATATCGCCCACAGCCGGGTCCAGGATCACGGCACTCTGTCCACCCTGCCAGCGCAGGTACGGCAAGCCGTACAGCACTGGGAGCGACATCACGTTGCCGGCGCTGTCCGTCTGCTGTACCAGTGGCTGCACGTCGATGCGACCCACGGGGCCCAAGCCACCGTTGTGCACGGCCACGACCTGCACGGGCATCGAGGTGCGCACCTTCGCCATCGCGGCGCGGAAAGCGAAGGCCCACTGGCCAGCATCGCTCTTCCAGGAGGAGCGATTGAAGAAGGCATTGCTGGCAGCCATCAGCTGCGCCCCACGATTTGCTGATTGCTCACGCTTGCATGCGTGAACCACGGACCTTCCGGGATCTCGCAGGCAAGGTCATGGCTGACCACGTTGATCCAGAACGTCCCCGGCAACCCAGGTACGGGAGGAGCACTTGGCGCCGTGCTGATACTTAACTGCCTCCCAAGCTGCACTTCGGGGTTGAACTCCATGGTCACATCGATGCCGATCATCGTGTACTCCGGAAAGCCCACCATGCCCTTGCCGGGACCAGTCTCAACGACAACATCGTCGGTGCTCCGATCTTTGGGCCAGACAGTCAGCTTGCCGCCCTGCAGCGTGTAGCAAATACCAGCAGCCGTGCAGATGTCCTCGATCTGCTGCGCCGGTGAGCCGCCAGCGGCATGGTTGGCGAGCACCGCGTTGATGCCCGGCCCCAAGAAATCCAACGGTGGATTGCAGGCGGCACAGATGCCGGCCAGCATTGCTGCGACGTCCGATGTCCCCTGCGCGCTGGTGCCAGCAACGGCCTGCGTCTGCTGGTCGATCGATGCATAGCACTCCATCTCGAGTGAGACGTCGGGCATGGAGTTGTAGTTGATGCGAGCGTTGAAGATCCCGCCGGAGAACACCGCCACATCGTTGGATTGCCCCTGATCGTAAGCATTCGCGTCGATGTTGTTCTTGCCGATTTTTGCCTGGTCGAAGCCCAGGATGGAAAGCCTGGCCATGTCCTCTGGCTTCATGCCCCAGATCTGGATCAAGGCGTGACCGGCAAAAGCCGTGTCGCCTCCGATGCAAGATTGGGCGGTAATTCGGCTTCGAAGGCCGGCCAGCGACAGCGTGGAAGCTCCGCCAGAGAAGCCTTCACCACCGTCGCCGAGCGAAATGATGAATGACAGGCCGCGTTTCGCGAATGTCACGAGGCGGCCCCGGCGGAGATCTCTGACGGCGTCAGGTAGTACAGCTGGTACCGCGCGCCCAGACCGTCGTAGGTCGGGCTCTCGTTCGTTCCCTGCGTGTCGAACATCACCAAGTCACCGACGAACCCGAGATACGCATAGCGGACGAACCAGACGCTGTTGAGCACCATCTGGCACTGGCGGATGGGCGAACCGTTTACAGAAAGGTCCATGAAGAAATAGTCGCCCTTCTTGTACAGGGAGATCGTGCACGCCTGCCCATTGAGTGTGATGTTGAAGGTCTGCGCTGGCATCGCCTGCAGGGGAATGACGATCATGGCGACGGGAATGCGAAGTTGAAGCCGGCGATCTGCGAGGCCGACGGGGATCCACCCGAGACCGTTCCTACATTCACAGGAGTCGCGGCGCTCTCGGAGGATGAAGCAATCGGGGTCCCGTAGAAGGAGTCCTGCGACACGCGCACCTCACGGAACAGCAGTTCCGCGATGATCATTGTGGCGCCCTCGTCGTTCCGCTTGGCATGGTTGTAGCTCACCAAGTTGACGTTTTTGTACACCTTGTCCGGTGTGACGACGTCGTACAGCTTCGTGTCTTCCAACATGGCGTCCAACTGCTGCAGAAACGCTGGTCGATCCATCGGCTGACCGAATGCCAGCCCCAGATTGCCGAGCGCCTGGTCGATGAGCTGCGTGGCGGTCTGCACCACTTCCTGCACATAGTTGAGGCCTTGGCAGGTCATCACCATGCGCAGGTCGAACGGCACCTTGACCTTATTGAAGCTGGAAAATGTTCCATCCATTAGCGGGTAGTCGCTTATGCGCTCCTCGCCGTGCCATTCCAGCGAAAGTACGCTGTCGGGAGTGATGACTGGTGTCCCGCCATGCACACCGCCCAGCTTGCCGGCGACGGCAGCCAGAAAGCCGCCGGTTGTGGAAGTGTCCCCTGCGGTAAGAATGGCGTAGGCCGGGGCGCCGGTGTTCAGCAGGTCGATGCCGACGGCTTGCGTCGCGCCCAGGAAGAAAGTGGCGGGAACCGACATGTCAGGCGAGACCTGTGACGTATGCGCCCATCAGGGGATGGCTGATCATCGCCGACTGCATGCCTTTGGCTACACCGTTGGCATCGGCGGCCTTGGGCGCGTTGACGTTGAGCGTGCCGATCGTCACCGAGCTGCTGTTGTCGGTGTTGCCCTGGTGTCGCTGTGTCGCAGTCATGGACGGCGTCTGCGGCACGATCGGTACAGAGCTCACGTAACTCTTGTTGACGTAGGCCTGCGTCTCGGCCGGCGCATGCTCCAGCCAGCGGTCGCCGTAAGCGTCGATGGCCTTGCTCACGTTACCACCGCCCCAGTTGTATGCCGCCTGGGCCTTGTCCCAGTCACCGAACTGCTTGTGCAGCTGGGCCAAGTACTTCGCAGCGGCTTCGGCGCTGCGGTCGAGGTCCATGACAGCGCCATCGGAAAGTCCCATTTCCTTCGCCGTTGCAGGCATGAACTGCATGGGACCCAGCGCTCCTGCGGCCGAAACGAGCTTTGTGCCCTTCCCTGATTCAATCTCGAACTTGCGCTCAAGCGTGCCGGCGGGCAGCCCGTATTTGTTCTCAAGTGCCCCAAAGAGAGAAGCATTGCCATTCGGCCCGGTGAAGGTGCGCGAATGCATGGGATCGAACGTGCCTAAGGCATCCGACTCGATCATAGGGCCAGCCTCGGGCTGTCCAGACGCCTGTGCTTCCGAGCGCTCGTGCGCCGACAAGAGGCGAATCACCGCTGGATCGCTAAGGCTGTTCCTCCCAGCAGCTGCGTCCTTCACGTCCTTGCTGACCTTCGGATCGTTACGCGCGGCCTCGATCGTGTCGGCGTTCTTCTCCGTGCTAATGGCCTGCTGCGCATCCTTGTCGCCCAGTACGGCTGTCACGGTGGCCGTGAAGCGTCCGACCTGGTCGCGCATCTCGGGCGACATGTTCGAGGAGATCCACTCTCCCAGCATCCACCCCCCGAATGCCGCCGCAGCCAGGCCGACGGCAGCGCCAACCGTCGTAAATGCACCGGCCATCGACGTCGCGCCGGCGGTCGCCGAACCGATCAAGGGAATCAGCCGACCAAAGACGCTTACCAGCCCGAACAGAGGCGACAGCAGCTTGAGGGCCAGTACCCCGCCGAGGATCTCTGCGATTCGGGCCCAGCCCCCCAGATCCTTCACCACCTCGTTCACCTTGGCGATGAAGAGCCCGATGCGATCAATCACTTTCTGCCAGTCGACATGGTCCAGCCAGTTCGCCAGGCGCTCACCCAACCTGGCGAGCACAGGCTCCAGGCGCGAGAACACCCGCTCGCCCACCTGCTGGAAGCGCTCCTGTAGATCCGCCCACTGCGCCTGAAGTTTGGCTGCCTGCTCGGTGCTTTCCTTGGTAGCTGCACCGGTCAGGCTCATCGTGTGCGTGAGCTGCGCTTGAAGCTTGTCAGGCCCCTGCAGGAGCAAGTTGGAGATGTTTCCGACGCCAGCGGCCTCGGCGATCATCATGGCCTGCTGCCGATCGTGCGTTGCCGCCATCCGCCGACTGATATTGACCAGCGTTTGCTCGTTGTCTTTCGTATCGATGGCGAAGCCGAAGCGACGCGACGCGTCCAAGAGCGCGGAATGTCCAGTGATGCGCGCCTCGGCCACACCCTTGGCGACCGACTGCAACGCGCCGACGGCGTCCTCTCCTGATTGACCCATCTCCTTCGCAGCCAGCTTCCATGCCTCGAGCTTCTGCGTGGAGATACCCAGGTTGGCTGACAGGCGACCAAGCGCCGCCTGTCCGTTCATGTTGGTGAGAACGAACTCCTTCAGCCCCGTGGACATGCCGAACGCCGCTAGCGCGCCTAGTACTTCCACCTTGAGTAGCGTGAAGGCGTTGGCCGCCTTCTTGCCGCTTTCGGCGATGGTTTTGGTCTGCTTGTCCGACGTCTCGCCCAGCTTGGTGAGCGATGTGCTGACGCCCTCCTTCTTCTTGTCGAAGTCGCTGGTATCCAACCCCAGCGTTATGAAGAGGGCCTCAATGACGTTCATGTGCGCTGCTCACGGGCGAGGATGGCTTCGTTGTGACGATTCACGGCGGTGACCTCGAGAACATCCCAAAGGTCCTCCAGCGACAGCACCGTCGCCAGATCGGCCATCTTGGCCAGATCCGACGACAGGGCTGCCGCGACGGTCAAGGGGACGTTTTGGCAACGGGCGAAGCGGGGATCAGCGAAGTCAGGCGGCCCCAGATCAAGCGGCCGCCTTTCGCGAAAAAACCCGCATGCAGGTCCACCCAGGCCATGCGGATCTGAAGCAGCGTTTCAGGTTCCTCGATGTCGTCCGCGCCCACATCGCGAACGATCTTGCCCTCGTCGATCCTGAGGCCTTGCAGCATGGTCGCCATAAGGCCTTCGGCATCCGCAGGGGCTATCTGCGCGATCAGCACCCACAGGATGCCGGCGATGCCCGCAAACCCCGAGTCCGCCTGCACATCCGGCAGTGTGATGCCGTTCTTGCCCAGCGCAAGCACGAGGCGAACCGTCCAGCGCTCGATGTCGAGCGCCGGCAGTTCCGTGACAACGAAGACCTTGCCCTTGTCGCGACCGTCGTCTTCGACGACCAATTTGCACGTCTTGCGAGCCATCAGAGCGAGCCCACCACGACGATGCTTTCCCACGTCAGGCGGAACTTTGTGGTCTGCAGGGTCTTCTTGGCATCTGGCAATGCCTTGAATCGGGTCATCGCGCCATTGGTGCAGATGGCCTTCTTCTTGATCGATGGGATGATGATGGTCGCCGCCGCCACGATGACCTCGTGGGTCGCGTCCATGGCGGTCTGCCAGTTGTTGAAGACATCGAAGGACGCGGAGTCACCCTGCAAGGTTACGTCCATTTGATAGAGCTCGAACTTGTAGCCGAATGAGGCCTTGCCATCGATGCCCATGCGAGCCTCGATGCGCTCCACATCCTCGATGGCGAACGCATCGTCGGTCGCATAGCCACTGATGTTCGTGCCGCTGTTGTAGACGCCCGGGATGACGATGGCGAATGACGAGTTGGCGCTGGTGATCGTGCTCATTTACTGGACCTCCACGGAACCAAGGTTCAGCGACTGCACGGAGCCGCCATCGGTGTAATAGAGCTTCATCGGCGGCGACGTGCGCGCTGCGCGGGCGGCCGCGGTGGCCGGTTTGATGTCCAGGTACCAACCCGTGGACTGGATCGTCTGCGAGACGTCGATGCCGATCGCGTTGGCCAGCTCCTGGATCTGCGCCTGCGAGAGCGACACGCCAGTGCGGATCGTGCCGAAGTTCAACGCGCTGGAGATCGGGTCGGCGAGCGCCGCATGGATCAGACTGGTGCCGTCGTTGTTGTACGGGATCGAGCCGACGTTCGTTTCCAGCGTAATCAGCGACGTCTGCAGGTCGGAATTGAATTTGATCTGGTTGACGTAGCTGTCGGCCCACTCCCACTGACCAGTGACCTGCCCGGGCGAAAAGAACTGGAAGTTCTGCGCGCTCGTGGCGAAGGCGCCGTAGTAGTTGTACCCGTTGGCTTCCAGAACGGCCGCCTTTCCACCATCCGTAACATACGGAGTCAGGCCAGAGAAGGACTGGAATTTCAGCGTGCTGCGGCCGTTCTTCTGGTCAAAGTTGAGCGAAGCCGCCCACGAAAGGACGGCCGCCGCATGGGTGGCGTTGCCAAAAATGCAGATCGAACCATCCTGTTCCGCAAACTCGGCCGAGTAAGCCCATGTCGCCGTGCTGTTGGCGACCAGCGCGTTTGGGTCGCTATCGTAGCCGGCGAAGAAGTAGGCGTCGTTCTGCTGACTGGTCCACTGGGAGAACGCCTGCTTGTCCGCCAGCACGGGTTCCCAGGTGGTCGAGAAGCCCGCCCAGCCACCGCTGGCCGCCTGATACAGCGGCATGGCCGTCGCGGGCGTGAGACCTGCACCACCCTGTGACAGCACCGCACCAGTGGCCTGCGTCAGCAGCAGCCCAGCAGCCAGGGTGCCTGATGCATAGGTGGAGGTCGAGGTCCCGCCCGTCGTTGTCGACGTGAACAGGAACGCGGCGCGCTGCGCGTCGTAGGTCACCGCGAAGTTCGGCGAGGTGAAGCCTGCCTGGATCATCGTCGCCGCATTGGAGAAGCTCGTGGCAGTCGACAGATTGATGCTGGATGACGTCGCCGGCGTGCCGTTGATGGTCACCGTCAGCGTGCCGCTGAGCGCCTGCAGTTGCGTGAGGGACATGCTGGCCAGCGATGCGCTGCGCAACCAGGCACCCACCGCCGAGGTCTGGTACCCGGCAAAATACAGGGTCCCCGGAGTGATGGTCGCGCCATTGGGGCCCTGGAAGTAGACCGAGGCCATCTGGTACTCGATGGACGTCAGGCCGAAGAACGCGCCGACGGCTGCAGCAGACGTGAAAGGCAGTACGGAGCCATACGGAATGGCTGCGTTCTGGGAAAGGATCAAACCGATCAGATCGACGCCCGATCCCGCCGCCGAGAGAACGCTCGGGATGGAACTGGCGACGCGCGAGGCTGGAATGGCCATGAGGTGCTTCTCCGGTGAAAACAAAAAAGCCGCCTCGATGGGCGGCTGACGGACTTGCGGTGGTGGCGGGCGTTACGTGGGCGGAAACACCACGTCGATGCTTGCGGGAACCACATGCAGCGACGCGGCGAACTGCTGAGAGACAACAACGGTGGGGTTGAACTGGAACGCGCATTGCACGCTCCAGCGCTTCTCGTACTGGTTCTCGGCGTTCACGAAGGGAATCTGCCGAGGCTCCTCAGCGTACAGCGGATCCATATCGACTCCGGTTGCCTCGACCTGGCTGCAGGCGAAGTCGGACTTGAAAAGCGTCGCCACGATGTTGGCGTTGTCGGCTGCATTGGGGCCATAAAAGTCCAGCTGAACATCCCAGCGCGTCGATCGCCCATGCGTCTGCGTGCTCGCGTTCGGCTGGTAGGTCGCTTTGTCGGTCGACAACGCCGTGGTGCCGAGGGACGTCATGGTGACGAAGTCACCCACCGGCATCGCCGCACGGTTCTGCTGGCCCTGCACCACCGGGCATGGCAGCACGCCAATCAGGAACGATCGGCAAGCGGTGTAGAGGTTCGACTCGGTGATGCTGATCGACGTCGTCACGGGGTAACCTGCTTCTGTCCAATCACACGCACCCAGTCAGGCCATTGCTCGGAGATGGCCACAGCCAGCCACGTATCGCTCCCGATCACAATCTTGTCGCCTCCGGTCTGCCCTACACGGTCGACCGCCTTCACCAACCCTAGGCAGTAGATCGCGCACAGCACGCCCTGCAGATTGAGGTTGTTGACGTGCTGTAGGTCCTTGAAGCTCAGATCCTGCTTTTGCACCTGAATCGGCACGGGCGCTGCATAGCCGGGTGCCATCGACCCGTCGGGATTGATCGTGCTGCCGGTGCTCGCGATCAGCTGGCCAGCCACAAACGGATTGACCAGGCCGACCAGCGGCGCTGCGATACCGTGGAGATTCATCAGGACACCTCGAAGCTTCCGCCCTTGCCGCCTACCGCATGGCGAATGCTCGCGATGAGATATCCGGTGTCGTTCAGCGGTTTGCTGTCCGAGCCGGGCACTACGCCATCTTTGATGGCCTGTGCCGCCTCGCCGACGGTTGCGCCGGAGATCGTTCGGCCCTCCTTCCGCCACTGACGAAGCAGCACCGTTATCGGTGACAGCTCCGGCTCAGTGATCTGGCCGACGAACGCCTGCAGGTCCAGCGCCGCCGTGCGCCCGAGCGTGTCCAGCACATCGAACCCCGACACCTGATCGCGCACCATCTGCCCAATCATGCTGTCAGCCACCTTGCCCCACCGTTCTTTGTTCTCCTCAATGGCGGGCTTCAGGACCGGGCGCGGCGGAATGCCCCGCTCCGGCGCGCCAAAGTTCTGGATCGCGGCCACATAGGCCACCGGCGTGCCGTCGGGATACTGCTTGCCCTGCGGCCAGCCCACCTTCACTTCACGACCTGCGGCCTGCGCCGTGATGCCATCGAGGCGCTCTTTCAGGCGGGTGAGATCGAAAGCCATCAGAAGCACCCGCCGATCTTGCGGAAGCCCATGCGCTCGAGCGAGCCGCCAACATAGAAGCCCACGCCAGCGACGATGCCCAGCAGCCCGCGCAGTTCGATCCCGTAGGGCGTGGTGGCGAGCCAATACCCGAACGCTGTTTTCGTCGGTGGCGGTTGCAGTGTGATGGACACAGAGCCTTCTGTTGCGGCGGTCATCACGCCGATCGGCTGCCCGTTGGCCAGCTGCGTGGCAATCTGCGCCAGATGGGCGCACATCAGATCGAGCGCCCGTTGCAACTGCGGCAGACTGCACCAGCCCGGCCCACCGTTTTGGTTGATGTAGGCCGTGCCGGTCGTCCAATAACCCGAAAGCGCGCCCGAGGGGTACTTGTTCGTGTCAGCGAACGCCGGGAACTGCGCCCGGAAGTTCGCATCGTTGTAGGACGGCGCCGGCACGGACATGACTTACTCCGCGTCCTTTCTGTTCACCACTTCCTTGCCGGCCGAATTGACCGCATCCACCTGTGCATCGAGGTAGTCGGCCGGGGTCAAGGGCTTCGAAGGATCGCGGTCATTCATGTCGGTGGCGACCTTCTCTGCGTCCGCCTTGCGCTCGCGGATGGTGATGAAGCCGCCCTTCTTGTGCACCTGGAAGACCGGATTCTTCTCCAGTTCGGCCAGATGCTCCTCGGGGATCTCAGTGGCAACACCGTACGGCGTGATCAGGCGATCGTTCGCCACGCCCGCGCCGCCCTTGATGAAGATATCGCTGATGGGCGTGGAGACACCCTGGGGGTTGTGGTCGTAGTTCACGTAGCGCTGGTCGGTCGCCAGGGTGGAAAACACATGCACGGTCTTGCCCATGGGTTGAGATCTCCGGGATATGGAAAAGAAATGGGCGCCCCGAAGGACGCCCATAAAAAAAGCCGCTTGCGCGGCCCGGTCCTGCTCTGCGTTGGGTTAGCGGATCAGATGCCGCTGTAGCGCACCGTGGCATAGGGGCGCTTGCACATCACGCCGGCAGTCGCATTGGTGTAGTCCTCGACGTAGGCCTTGGACAGCTTTTCCACACCCAGAGCCTGGAACTTCGCAGGCACCACCTGGATCCACACGCGTGAGTCGTCGGACGCGCCATCCTCCACCTTCTCGGCGTAGATGGAGAACACGTTCGCACCGCCGTTGGCGCCGTTGAGTTGCGGGGCCGAGACCACACGGCACTTCGGATAGGTCTCGCGCAACCATTCGCGCACGCTGTTGCCGTACTGCGACACGACCGAGAGGTACTGGTAGCAGTTGGTCGGGAGGGCGAGCGTGGTCTCCACGTCTTCCGGGTTGATCGTGTCCTGCGACTGGGTCTGAAGCTGGGCCATCGCCGTGCGGATATCCGCCGTGATGCCCAGATAGTCCTTCGTCGCCCAGGTGACGTTGCCGCCTTCCGAGGGCACGGTCACGTAGGCCGGCAGGCCCGGGTCGTTGAGGAAGCCGTAGGTGCGGTCGTTGCCGGAGTTGAAGCCATTGAAACCAATCAGGTTGCGCTGAATCTCCAGTGACAGCGCGGAGGAACCACGCTTTTCGGAGGCCGAATCGACTCGGATGCGTGCCGCCCGCGCTGCTTCCAGCGAACCCACTTTCAGGCCCTTTTCGAAGCGGACCACCGTGCGGCGCACGAAGTTGGTGTTCCAGCTCGACAGGGGAATGTTGGTGTAGTCGCCATAGGGCACGGCGTTGCCGATCGGCTCCAGGATACCCTGGACGATCTCTTCGTCTTCCCACGAGCCCATGGTGCTGATGCCCACCAGCTCGTCGATCTTGCGAGCCGCAGTGTTGACGCGCACGAAGCCGGGCAGCCAGTTCTGCAGGAACTGGATCGGCACCGAGATGCTCGGCTGCGTCACCGGGGTCTGCGCATCCATGCCATAGGCGGCAAACGAGGCCATGGTGGCCAACTGGGACGGGCTAAAGTTGATGCCGATCTGCGACAGCAGTGCGAAGTCGGCAGCGTCCTCGGCGGCCATCACCACCGGGCGCACATCGCGCGGAGCGATGTAAGAGAGTTCACGCGAGAGATTCATGGCGGGAGGTCCTTAGGCGTTCAGGTTGACGTGGATCTGGACCAGGCCCGCCGCGGCGGTCGGAGTCTTCACCACTGCGCCCGCGATGAGCGCGTTGCCGGTGGTGGCCGAGCCACCCGGAGCCACGGCACTGAGAACGCCCGTGGTGGTGTTGTACTGGACCTGGTCGCCAATGTTGCCGGCGCCGGTGAGCGCGACGACGATGTCGCCCTCAACCAGGAACTCGCCCTGGACATTGGCAGGCAGGTTCAGGGTGGGATCCAGCGTACCTGTGGTCGCGCCGGCAGAGGCGTAGACCTTCGGGTTGACCAGGAAGCCGGCCGCGACGACGCCGGCGGCAATGGTGCCGCCCTGGGTGGCGACGCCCGTGGTGTTGGCCTTCGTGAAGAAGTTGCCCACAGTGCCGCCATTCGTGTCGAGGGTCAATGAGTCGACACGGTGCGGGGTCTTGGTGATCAGCTCGCCCACGATGCCGTAGCCGAGCTGGACGTTGATGATGCTCTGGAAGGATGCAGAGGTCATGGCTTAGGCGCCCTTGTTGAGATGGCGGTCGAGGAAGTTGCCCGGGCGACGCGCAGGCGCGGCGTCCATGGCGCTGTTGGGCTTGTGGCCGGCGTCGAGGCCCTGTAGGTAGGCCTGCAGGTAGGACACGCGCTGGCCCTTCGGCGCATCGATGCCCAGCTGACGGCAGCCGTACTTGGCCATCTTGGACAGCGACATGTCCGCGTGGTCGAAGGCGCCGACGTGTCGGGAGAGGGAGGTGTAAAGGCTAGACTTCGCCGCGAGGTTCTTCTCGACCTCGCGAGCGACAGCGGCCGCATCCATGCCTTCGCCCTTCTTCTTGGGTTTCTCCTCTTCTTCCTCCTCGTCCTTGCCCTTCTCCTCTTCCTCTTCCCCCTTGTCCTTACCGGCCTTGTCCTTGCCTTCCTTCTCGGCGGCGTCCTTACCCTTGTCGCCTGCCTCTTCCTCTTCTTCCTCCTC